GGACTCGTGCCCGGTTGCGGGCGTCTCGTCGGGCCTGGTCGATGCGGCGGCCGCGCCGCAGTTCGCGGCGGACCGACACGATCGGGCGGGTGTAGACGTCGGCGGGTGCTGTGCCGTTGCGGAGCGCCGCGCCGGTCACGAGATCAGGGTCGATGGTCGGGGTGATCGTGATGCCCCAGTCGCTCGACAGGGTGTCGAGGTAGGCGGCGACGAGCTGCGAGACGTTCAGCTCGGCGCCTCGCATGACCGGCAGAACCGTGCGGAGCCAGTCGTCGAGGTTCGCCTGGGCCGGTCCGCCGGTGTCGCGCCAGATCGCATCGATCAGGATGCGGACCTCGCGGCGCAGCTGGTCGTACTCGAACCCGTACACCCGGACGAGCTCAGCCGGCGTCGCCATCGACTCGGAAGGTCACTGGCTGCGCACCCGGGACGAAGTCGACGCCCTCGAGGCCCACCTGTTCGGCGGCCGACTCCGGCTTGACGCCGGCACGGATGAGGGCGCCCATCGAGTCGACCCGCTTCTTCATCTCGTCGGGGTCGAGTGCAGCGGTGGAGCGGGCCGACTGCGCCTCTCCGATTGCGCCGAGGAGTCGCGCCGACGCTGTCATCGACTGCAGTTCGGCGATGCGGGTCTTCGTCTCGCCCATGATCTGGGCGATCGCCTCGAACGGGTAGCCGATCGACGACAGCTTCAGGGCTGCGTCGGCCCGCTGCGCGAGCGACAGCAGCTCCGGGTTCGCCCACGTCACTTCGGCGGTGAGTGCCTGCTCGGCCAGATCTTCACGGTCGGACGCGAGGAGGGCGAGCTGCACGACCTCCTCGGTCGACTCGCCGAACTCGAGCTGATGCCGCTTGATCTTGTAGATCCGGGCCTCGTTGAGGGCGGTGACCGTGTCGGCTCCGACGTTCACGAGGTCGCCGGCGAGGCTGTAGAGCGGCGTCTTCGAGATCGACGCCATCAGCTTGACCTCGTGCTCGACAACCTTGATGTGCTGCGTCAGGTCGGCCGCGGACAGCTGGGTTACCGTCGGTGCCGTTTCGCCTTCGGCGGCCTGCAGCGTCCAGACCCGTTCCGGGCCGCCCTTGAGCGGGTTGATCGGTTTGCCGTCGTCGTCGGTGTCGACCTGGATGCCGATCGCGACGCGCTGCGGGTACGACTGGTACTCGCCGACGACGATCGAGTTGAACAGCCGATAGTTCAGCCGGTCCTGCTGGATGAGCACCGACCGGGACAGCTCGGGCTGCGGGGTGCCGTCGAGCTTCGGGCGCGACCGATACTCGACGAGCGGCACGACCTTGCCCATCGGGTTCGTGCGGACCGGGCCGCCGCCCTGCTCCACGGTGAGGCCGTCGGGGCCGTTCCACGGCTCCCAGAACTGGGTGGCGACCGGCTGACGGGCCGGGACCGTCGAGTGGGCGGCCCGGCCCCTCGACCGCCAGTAGTAGAGCTCGCCGGTGTCGAGCCACAGGGTGCAGTACTCGACGCGGTCGTCGTCCCGGAACACCTTGAGGCCGGCGACCCGGTCACGGCGCTGGCCGGCGTCGTACCAGACGATGCACTCGGCCGGATCCTCGGCGGTGATCGACACACGTCGGTCGTCGCCGGCGCCGATCGGCCAGACGAGGACGGGGCAGCTGCCGACCTTCAGCGCCTCCTCGAACACCATCGGAAGCTGGGCGTCGATGTGGTTCGGCTGCAGATAGTCGAGCCACACCTCGAGGCCGGCGTCGCCGTTCGCGCCGTCGGTCTTGCCGGGGCGCATGTTGATGCCGTCGACGACCAGGCCCTCGACGACGGAATCGACGACGCTGGCGCACATGTTCGCCTGGCCGAGCACAGCGAGACGCTTGTACTCGTCGGTCGAGTCATCAGGGGCGAGCGGGAGAAGGTGCTGGCCGTCGTAGTACTTGCGGCGCTTGTCGATCTCGCGCCGACGGTTGTTGAGCTCGCGGATCAGCTTGTCGCGCCAGTCTTCGGGCGTCATGTCCATGTGGCGCCCTCCCTCCGGGCTCAGAAGCTGTACGCCTTGGCCTTCCGGCGGGTGCGGGGCTTGGCGTCGGCGGCGATCGCGTCGAGGCGGGCCTGCCACGACAAGGCACCGGCCATGGCGATGTCGATCTTGCGGGGCGAGTCGGGCCGGTCCTTCTCGATCAGCCACAGCCGCTCGTCGCTGTCGGCCGAGATGGTCATCTTCGTGTCGCGCTTCACGGCGTTGCCCAGATGCTCGAAGAACAGGTCGTCGTCAGCGAACGAGATCGTGCCGTCCGACATCGCCTGCTTGTACTCGCGCAGTGCGTGCGCCATCGCCTTCTGGCGAGTCGTCCACCACTTCACGACACGGTTCGCCCCGTAGCGGCCGGCCCACGTGTCGAGCCACTCACCCCAGTGAGGCGGATCGCCGTAGAACCTCCACACGTCGAGCTCGGCGAACGCGTCGGCGACAGCGGCGTCGACCTCACCGTGCTCGACTTCCCAGATCGGGGCGTCCTCGTCGTCGGGCCACCCCGGCGGCTTCGACCAGCAGTCGATCACCCACTGATACCCGGTCGTGATCTCGGTAGCGACCAAGGCGGTCGTGTCGTTCGTGCGGGCGCCGTCGAAGCCGAGCACGACGAACGGCCACTCCCCGACCCGGTGAGCGACGATCAGTGTGCGGGCCTGGGCAACGTCGAACGCCTTTCCGCCCCCCTTGCGCCACTGGTTGAGCCACACGCGTCGCCAGTACTCGCGGTCGGTCTTCGGTGAAAAGTACTGATCGACGAGAGCGTCGATGTCAGCAGACCAGGCGACCGCCGGGCCCGACGCTTCGATCAGCGCAGCGCGGACCTGCTTGCGGTTCTTGAGCGGCCACAGCTTGTCGTCGTCGGGACAGAATCGGTGCAGGTAGCACAGCGCCGGATCCTTGATCTTCCCGGCGGCGATCTGCTCGGCTTCTTCGTGGTCGTCGCGGGCGATCGACCGTTCGTTCGAGTCGCCCGAAGTGGTCGTCGCGAGCTGCCAGGCGTCGGCGTCGCGACGCTTGAACAGGTTCTCCTGCATGGTCGACCTCGCCGCCAGGTGACGGGGCGAGTTCAACCGGTGCGTCTCGTCGAAGTGCTGGAACGTCGTCCTCGCGCCGTCACGGGCGTTCGGTGACTGGGCGAGCGGCTGTATCTTCCCGGCCTCGCGTCCCTGGTCGTCGAGGACCAGCACACGTTTCTGGCCGACGTCGAAGTCGGCAGCGACCGGCGAGTGGCTGATGATCTGGCAGAGCACCCCGTAGGCGGTGTCTTCGGCCTGGCCCTCGGTGTACGCCATCATCGGGATGTACGGGTCAGCGACGGGCTTGCCGACCGGGGTGCCGTCGAGCGCCCAATGCGAGAACCGGACCGGAGCCGTCGGATGCGCCTCGGTGATGCACAGGATCGCCGCCTTCTCCGACTTCGCCGTGCCCTTCCGCATCGACACGACGCCACGCTTGAACCGTCGACGGCCGGCTCTCGGGTGACCCTGCGGGTACACCTCGTACAGCCGGCAGATCTGGGCCCGGAACTCCGGCTCGACCACGTACGGCTCACCCTTCAGCGGGCCCGGACCGTAGACGAGGTTGTCCTCGATCCAGTCGCAGACTCCCGGACCGAGCGTCGGCCAGCGCTCCCCCGCCGGCTCGATCGCCGGGATCGCGAGGAGTGCCATCAGCCGGTCAGCGCATCACGAGCATCGACCGCGCCGGGCTGTCCGTGCTGGCGGATGATCTCCGCCTTCGTCAACGCCTCGAGCGTCGACTGCGCCAGGTTCCGATGATCGACGAGCCACGCCACCCACTGTTTCTTCGTCGCCGACGGTGCAGGCATCTCCGGTGTAGCGGAGCCGACGGCCTGTTCGTTGCGACGCTGCCGGGTCGACTGTTCGGCCTTCTCGCCCTGCTCGATCTCCCACTGCAGGCGGCGCCGGTCGATCGGCGACAGGCCGAAGCACTGACGCTGCAGCCGGATCTCCGAGGCGAGGCCGGTCGACGGCTCGTACCAGAACGCGTTGACGAGCATCGCCAACGCGTACAGACCGTGGATGTCGCTGTCGTCGTACTCGGGCGCCATCGGCGACGCCCAGATGTCATCCCACCACGACACCGTCATCGGATGCCACTCGACGTCATCGAATTCGGGGAGCTCGGGCGTCTCGACGTCATGCACCGCGCTCAACGTGCGAGCACCGGCGACCTTGTTGCGACGAGCACGAGTGCTCGGGTGCTTGGGCAAACGAGGCATCGCGCCTCCCCTTCCCCGACCCCGGCATCGCGCCGTCGGCCGACTAGCTACGGTGGCGCAGATGCTGGCGGGTGCATCCGACACGAACGACGTCTTGCCGATCCTGGTGCCGAGCCTCATTGCACTCGGAACCGCAGTCATCGCTGCGCTACTGGCGTACCTCTATCGCGCGAGACAGTGGCGCTACGAGAGGCGTTTCGACGCCTGCTCCGAACTGATCTCCTCGATCGAGCGCTTCCGTCAGGCGACGGGACTGCGGAACGTCAACGCTGCCCTCGTGCCCAACAAGGACGTCGTCGAGCTGATGAACGATGTGCTGTCCGCCGAGGCTCAGGTCCGTCTCATCTGCACGCAGGCGGTCTACGACCAGGCGCAGGTCATGCGCGCCGAGGTGTTCAGCTACTTCTTCGACGCCCAGCGGTCGAACAACGGCCCATCAACGCCGTCGGAGCGGGAACCGTCGAACGAGTCGAAGAGAGTGTGGGCACCGATTGGCCGGTTCATCGAGGTCGCCAGAACCGACATCGGAGTGCTCCGCTCTGACCAGCCGCTCACGCTGAAGGGCGTCGGCCGGCGCACCTGGACGCGGATCCGACGCCAGAACCGAAGGCGCTGAAACGTACATCTACCTGGGGAAACGTACAGAACCCTGGGATCCGTACACCCGAAAAACTGCAGCCCTCACCGGTGCTGGTCCGGGGCGGCAGGGGGAGTCACCCCCCACCCCTTCGACGGCGGCCACGACCAGCGGCGGCCTGCTTGCCGGTGCGGTGAGTGTGGCACGGTGAACAGCGGCCGGCGAGCTGGTCGTGGTCGAGCCGGTGACCGGTGTGGTCGGCGTCGGTGCTCTTCCGGGCGCAGCCCTCATCGGGAGTCGTGCACTTCGGGCAGCCCGGGCACGTGCAGATCGGGTCACGCTCGAGCGTCGCTCGGCGCCGGCGCTCCCAATCCGGAGGCAGCGACGAGCGGCGGGTGCTGCCCTTCCACGGGACCTTCGGATGATCGGGACACGGCTGCAGGTTCGGGCACCGCGGATCGTTGCACGGCAGCGACGCCTTCATCGTCCGACGAACCAGCGCTGTGGGAACACGAGCAGATCGTCGACGACGTCACTGGTCAGGCCGAGGTACGACGCCCGCTGATACAAGAACAGCAGACCGTCATCGGTGGGCAGCGAAGACTCGACGACCCAGAGAGCGCCCGGGTTCGGGCTGAACTCGGCCGCCGGGTCCGGCAGTTCGAGTATCTGGTCGTGGTACTCCACGCCGCCGATGACGAGTCGGGACCGCGGACTCATGTCGATGCCCGACCGGCGCCAGCCCGTACGAGGGGCGTCGGGATGCGACCAGCGCAGTGTCCGGCCGGTCGGGTCGTGGCAGGGGCAGGACTCGAACCTGCGACCTCCGGGCAATGAACCCGACGAGCTTCCAGCTGCTCTACCCTGCTCGGTCTAGTTGTGGCGGGCCCGGTGGTCGGCGGGGCTGAGCGCCTCGAGATGGTCCGGGTTGCAGCACAGCCGGACCTCGCACGTGTGGTGCACGTGATGTCCATCGGGGATCGGGCCGACGAGCGTCTCGAACACGAACCGATGGACGCTGATGCACTGGCCTCGAACCTGCTCCTGGCCGTAGCCGGCACCGACCACGCGTCCGGTCCACAGCCAGCAGCCGGATGCATCGATCCGAATCTTCGGCCCGATGATCTCCTCGAACGTCGATCCTTCCTCGCGAACGGAACGGATGGGTGCAGCGGTGAGGTTCGCTGCTCTACGCTTGGGCACGTCGACACCTCCACCGTGTCGGCCACGCCCCGGGACGCGCCAACGTCGCCGGGGCTCTTCATCGCTTGAGGCCGGGAGCTGCTCAGACGCAGCTCGACCAGCCGTACCGAACTACAAACTACACCCGTGAAAGTTCCTGGTACAAGCATCACACCCGATTTTTCTGCGACGCCTTCGTGAGGTTGCGTTGCCGGTCGCGTTCGGAGCGGATGAACGGCTCGATCTCGGACGCCTTGACCCGACCGTTCTCGACGTGGAGACGCACAACGTCGACGGGCGGGGCGGCCCAGCTGGCGACGAGGAGCGGACCGTGGCGGTAGCACCAGTCGCACAGCTCGCCCCGCACCCGGTCACGGCGAACACCGATGCGGAGGTGTGACGTGCACAGCCGCTCGGTCAGGTCGACGGCGAGGATCTCGGACCGGGACTTCGGTGCCGTCGGCTCGGCCGGGTCGTACCCCCAGCGTTGCACGAGGTCGAACACCCGAGGGACGGAGTCGACCAGGTCGCCGAGGGCGCCGGTGTTGGCGAGCTGCTCGTTCGACGGGTGCAGCTTGCGGACGGCAAGGACCCGGGCGTAGGCGAGGACGATCAGACGGTCGGAGCCGATGCGTTGACCGTGGCGACCCGGGCATGTGCGTCCGAGTCGCTCGAGGGCGGCCATCCCGCCGAGCGCGGCGAGGTGGGCCTGGCGCTCGAGCTCGGCCAGTGCTTCGCACGCACGGTCACGGCCGGCGAAGCCGAGCGCCTGCGCCTCCGGTGACGTGATCGGGACATGGTCGACGGCGTCGGGTTGCCGGCGGCGCTGCTCCCACTCCTCACGCACCTCGGCGTCCTGGGGCAGACGGCCCGGCTCCGACCGGGGACGGTCGATCGCGACGGTCGGGCCTCCGCCCTTGCCGGCGCCCGGTGATCCGTTCCCGGGTGTCGTCGACGAGTAGCCGCCCTGTTCCTGGTGCAGGTTCCGAACCGCACGACCAGCCCGCTGGACCGAGGCGTGCAGCATGGACTCGAACTCGATCAGTTGCTCGACCGGCTTCATGTTCCCTCCCCATCAGGGTGATCGTGATCTTCCGGCGGATGGTGCTCTGGCCGGACGCCTTCGGCATCCGGCGCCCCGTCCAGGCCCTGCCCGCCCAGCCCTGACCCGGTGCCCGACCCGTTCCGGCCCGACCTGTCCCGACCCGTCCCCCTCCCGCGTACAGGTCGCGAATCGTTCGCGAACTGTTCGCGGACAGATCCGGACAGGTCCCGTCCGTCGCCGAAGTACGGCTCACGGAGCTGCATCTCGGCCTCTTCGGGGGTGCGGTCGGCCTTGCGGCGGTTGCAGGAGCCGCAGGCCACGACGCAGTTGTCGACGCTGTTCGGGCCGTCGGGGTCGATGTGGTCGATCGTGCCGCGCTTGGCGGAGCGGCGGTCGTTCCAGTCGACTTCTTCCCAGCAGTAGCGGCAGTGGTCGCGGTCGCGTTTCTTGACGGCGTCGAGGACCTTGCGTCCGTCGACGGTGGAGTACAGCTGCTTGCGGCGGGCCTCGCGGTCCTGGCGGAGCTGGACCTGTTGTTTCGACAGCTGGTAGTCGTGCCAGTCGTGGATCTCCCAGCCGGGGCCGCCGCGCTTCTTCGGCAGCTTGCGCCACAGCCCGGCCTCGACGAGTAGGTCGGCGGCGTCGAAGAACTCGTCCTCGGTGAGGAACGCCCGGGGGGCGATGGAGTCGCCGGCGGCTTCGGGGATGATGCCGTCGCAGTTGTTCCCGGCGCCCCAGACGCCGGCGGCGAACCAGGCGAGCGCGGCGTTCTTCGCGGCGGTGCGCGCCTCGGCCCGCGAGTTCGTGCGCGCCGTCGCTGCGGTCTTGATCGCTACCCACTTCGGATGGTCGAGCAGCTTGTCGTCGATACGGAACCAGCTCATGCGACGGGCGACGCCTCCTGGACGTCGGCGAACAGGGCGAGTTGGCCGGTGAGCCCGGCAGCGGTGGCGCAGTCGGCGCACAGGTCGCCGGTGAAGCGGTGCACGAAGTCGAGATCGATCGCCGCGCCGAGGCCGATCTGTTCCGCGCCGCAGAACGCCGGCCACGGCACCAGCACGGTGCCGCCGAACACGTTCGTTGTCTTCGGTACCTGCCGATACTCCGGCGGGCGAATGTGGGTGCTCACGCAGCGCTCACCGCCTCGTCGTCGAGCTGGCCGACGTCGAACCAGTAGTCCGGCCAGATCACCGCCGGGTGCTCCCCGAGAGCGTCAGACCACCGTTCCGCTGTGCGCCGATCGATATGACCGCGCCGCCGGCAGATCGCGATGCTGGTCGTGCTGCTGTGGCCGAGCCGGTTCGCGACGTACGTGTCCGACAGGTGCGTCGTCGGGTATCCGCCGGTCAACGCTCGCCACGGGTCGATGTCGGACTCGTTCGCGCGGAGGTACCGCTCGAACGGCGCCCACTCGAGACGGTCGAGCGGACAGTTCGGCAACCGACCGAACTCACGCAGGTACCGGCGATGCTCCCGGGCGATGTGGACGGCGCGGGCGCGCATGATCCGCCAGTTGTCGCCGGTGATCGGCCGTGGCGCCTCAAGCGTGGCGACGGCGGTCTCGCTGGGTCGGCTCATGGCGCCAGCACCTCGTCGCAGCTGAGGGCGTGACCGGTGACGGTCTGGTGGGTTCGGACCTGTTCGTAAGCGACCGCGCCGCGGGCTCGTGAGCGCCAGGTGCAGTCGAGGCAGCGCCAGGCGAAGCCCGGGCGGAGATCGTCGTCGGTGGCCTGTGATGCGCCCCACAGGTCGAGTCGGTCGTTGATCGCTTGGTTCGACCAGATCACTTCGGTGGCGTGGTACTGGCGACCAGAGCGACCGTTGCTGACCCTGCGAAGTACTCGGCGTTCGACCTTCGACCAGCCGGCGTAGAGGTCCTCGTACAGATCCGACGGGTAGCCCGACACGAACACGGCCGCCTTGGCAGCGCGGAGGCGCGCGGCGAGCTGCTCGTGTTGCTCGGGGGTGTCGAACTCGTGGCGGTAGTCGCCACCCGGGCGACGACCGTCGCGCATCGACGTGCGGGTCTCGCCGAGGTAGGGCGGGTCGCAGTAGATCACGCCGTCGGCGGCGTCGAACTGCTCGACGATCTCGAGGGCGTCACGGTTCTCGACGACGACAGTGCCGAGCCGCTGGGCGGCCTCTGCGAAGCGGCCGAGGCGGTTCCACACGGATCGGGCGTTGTTCGACCCTCGCTGGATCGACACGGACCATCCGGTTGCCGTCGTGGCGACCTGGCCGAACGACTGCGAGGACCTCACCCACCAGCGGCGGGCACGCTCGAGGTCGTCGACGGCGACGGCGATGTCGGCGCACGCCTCGAACTCGACGCGCGAGTAGGGCGTCGATCGACATGCGACCTCGAGGTCGTCCGGCCGGTCACGGAGCACCCGGAGGAAGTTGACGAGCAGATCATCGACATCATTGAGGATCTCGTGGGTCGACGGCGGCTTCGCGAACAGCACCGCGCCCGAACCAGCGAACGGCTCGACGTACACCCGATGGGCGGGGAACATCTGCACGATCCACGGCGCAAGGCGCGACTTCGACCCGAAATACGAGATCGGAGGCTTCATGCGGCGCCTCGGCTTCGGGTCGGGCGGGTGTGCTGAACGTGGAGGGCGTGCGCGTTCTTGCAGGCCGGGCAGGCCTCTTCGCCTTCTCGGCGGTGGGCGGTGTAGCCGGCGTTGGTGCCGTGCAAGATGATGCGCTGCGGGCGTTCGGCTTGGTCGGAGCGGCGGAGCTCCCGGCGGGCCTTCGCCGACATCGCGCCGTAGATGCCGTCGGGCTGGTCGAGGTTGGCAGCGCGGCACTCGTCGCGCACGAGGCAGGCTCGGCAGATCTGCATCGCCTTGTCGGTGGTGCGAACGTCGCCGCGGGCGGGGAACCACAGATAGGTGGGGCGGTTGCGGCAGGCGGCGTCGGCGCGCCACGGCTGGGCGTTGCGTTCCTCGATGATCTCGGCGAGCTCGACGAGGAGGTCGGAGATGTCTGCCTGGCCGCGTTCGGACGGCGGTGGGACGGCGACGGTGCGGTTGCCCCATCGGTCGTTGCGGCCGAGCTCGAGGTCGCCGGTGCGCCAGCGGCGGTGGACGTCGGCGACGGCGCGAGCGTTGCGGCCGGAGACCTGGTTGCGGGAGAGCTGCAGGCCTCCGGTGTTCTGGCCGATGAGGCGGGCGATGCGGACCTTCGGGACGCCGGCGGCGACCATCTCGTCGATGAGTTCCCACGTGCGTGTGGCGTCGACCTTGCCGCCGTCGGCGACGTCGGCCGGGGTGACGGCGAGGAGCTTGTCGGCGGTCGCTTTCCGGATCCGTTTCGACGGTTGCTGCACACCGTTCGGCTGCCGCTTCCCGTACATCATCTTCCACAGTGCTCCCTGGGACACGCCGGAGACCTTCACGATTCGTTTGAGGCCGACACCGGCGGCCATCAGCTCCCGGACGTGGTCACGGGCGGGGCCGGCGGACACGTAGGCCGGCTCGACCCGGTTCTTCAGCTCGGCCTCGTAGGCGCGACGAGCGACCTGACACTCGTCGCAGCGGCAACCGTTGAGCGCGTACCGGGCCTTCGTGCCGTGCGGGTAGACCTTGATGCTCATCGGTCGCCCACCGGCGGGGTGGTCTCATGGTCGGCTCGAGTCTCGTCGCAGCTCGCGCAGGCGTAGTCGTCGTCCGGGTTGGCGGCGGTGGACTGGCTCAGCGTGGCCGGAGCGGCGGGCTTCCTCGGACGGCCGGTCGGGCGGGCCTTCGGGATGTCGTGGCCCTGCTTGCGCGCCGTCGAGCTCGCCATCTGGGCCGCGCCGCGTGACTTGGCGTCGAACGCTTCCATGACGGCGTCGGTGGCGTTCCGGCCGGCGGCGATCGCCTCGCACGCGATCCGGGCGACCTCGGCGTAGTCGTACTTCGACTGTGCCGGGGCGGCCTTCTTCTTGGCGGCGGCCTTCTTGGTTGGGGGTGCAGAGCGTCGCGCCGACGCCCGGGCGGACGTGGCATCAGGCGCGACGCTCTGCGGCTTCCCCGGGTCGCCGGCGGGAACGGCCCCAGGGAAGCGATCTCGGAGCTCGACGAGGTCTCTGCGGGCTGCGCCGAGTTCGTCGGCACGGTCAGCGAGGGCGACCTGTCGGGCGTTGATGTCAGCGATCTCGACGTCGAGCGCGGCGATCGCTGCGTCGATGTGGTCGAGTGGTGTGCTGGTGTCGGTCGTCATGCGGCGCCTTTCTGTTGGTGGGCCTGCCAGACGGCGAGGCCGCGTGCCGTCACCCGGTGGACGACAGCGAGGGCGTTGCGGGAGGTCGGGCGTTTCTGGTCGGTCGGTTCGACGAGGCCGAGCCGTTCGAGTTCCTTGCGGCGCTTCCCGGCTGATGTCGGGATCAGACCGTTGCGGGCCTCGTGTTCGTGGTCGATCAGCCCGGCCCGTCCGGCGGTCGCGAGCGCGCCGAGGACGAGGAGCTGGTGTTCGGTGAGGCGTTCACCGGCGGAGTCGGCGGCGGCGCGGGCGGTGTCGGGGTCGGTGACCCGATGGCGGGGTGACGTCTCGAGGAGGCCCTTGTCGAGGTACATCGGGTCGACCCAGATCCACACGTCGTGGGGCGACCCGTCCGGACGGACCGAGACCATGCCGTCGCGCCGCACCGGTGACGGTGGCGCCGGGCGGCCGTGCACGATCGGCAGGACGACGGTGCCCGGTGTGTTCCGGGTGATGCCGCCCTCGGGGCCGGGGCCGTGCACGATCG